GTTGAAAATGCAACAGATAGTAATGTCTTTACAGATGCAGATCATACTAAATTAAATGGCATAGAAACTGGAGCTACTGCTGACCAAACAAACTCAGAAATAAAGACAGCATACGAAGCAAATTCAGATACCAACGCTTTTACAGATGCAGAAAAAACTAAGCTTGGTAATTTAGGTTCTTTAAATGCTTTATCTGATGTAAACACAGCAGGTGTACAAGATGGAAAGATTCTTAAATATCAAGCATCAAGTAGTAGTTTTATAATTGCTGATGATACTGGTGGATCTCAAGGTGCTACTACATTTACAGGATTAACAGACACCCCTGCAAACTATGGTAGTGCTGCAAATAAAACATTAAAAGTAAACTCTAGTGGTAATGCTGTTGAGTTTGTTGATGTAACAACTTCATTCGCTGGACTATCAGACACACCTTCTTCACTATCTGGAGAAGGCGGTAAAACAGTTAAAGTAAACTCAGGTGGTACAGCTTTAGAGTTTGCTGCTGCTGATGTTGTAGATGACACCACACCACAGTTAGGTGGCAACTTAGATGTTCAAGCAAATGAAATTAATACAAGCACAACTAATGGCAATATTAAATTAAATCCAAATGGTACAGGTGTTGTTGAAATCAAAGGTGATGGTAGTAGTGCTGATGGAACTTTACAACTTAACTGCTCACAAAACAGTCATGGTGTAAAAATTAAATCACCACCTCATAGTGCAAATGCAAGTTATACATTAACGCTTCCAACTACTGATGGTAATAGCGGACAGTTTTTACAAACAAATGGTAGTGGCGTATTAAGTTGGGCTGCTGAAAATACTTCAACCCTTCAATTCCCTAATGGAGCTACAGGACTTACTCTTTCTACTCAAAACGAAATACAAATAAATGATGCTAGTCACAAAATAGTTTTTGATACTGATACAAATAATACTCACAAAATAAGTTTTGCTGCACCAAGCACTTTAACTAAAACAAGTGCATTTACCTTGCCCGAAGATGGTTCAAATAATCAAGCTTTAATTACAAACGGAAGTGGTGCTTTATCTTTTAGTGGGCCTTTTATGCCTTTATCTGGCGGTACTTTTGTTGATGACGTTATTTTTGCTGGAACAAATTACAATGCTACTTGGGATAAATCAGCTAATAAATTTGTTTTTGATGATAATGCAAAAGCAGTATTTGGTACGCTTAGTGATGGATTAGAGATATTTCATGATGCAAGCGATTCAATTATTAATGATGCTGGAACAGGCAGTTTAAAATTACAACTTGGTGGTTCTACAAAAGCAGAAGTTGTATCAGGTGGATTTACAGTTACAGGAACTTGCACAGCTACAGCTTATGCAGGTGATGGGTCAGGTCTTACAGGGGTATCGGGAGCAAAAGGTGGATCAGGTGAAGCTATATTCTATGAAAGTGAAAATACAATGGATAATGATTACACAATATCAACAAATCATAACGCTTTGGTTGCAGGTCCACTGACAATTAATGCTACACTAACAGTAAATACTAACTCTGTTGTTACGATTCCATAATGGCAATAGCAATTAACGGATCTTCAAATACGATTACTGGATTAGCAGTAGGCGGTTTGCCTGACGGAATAGTAGATGCAGATATGCTTGCTGCTAATGCTGTTACTGCTGGAAAATTAGCAAGTGGTGCTGGCGGTAAACTTCTCCAAATTGTTCATGTAACCAAAACAGATACTGCTTCTATAGCATCTACTTCTTATTCAGATATTACAGGAATGGCTGCAAGTATTACACCAGCAAATGCAAGTAATAAAATTATTGCATGTTTTAGTCTTTCTGTAGGTGGAGTTAACAATGTGTACGGAAGTGTAAAATGTCAAAGATTGATTGCAGGTGGGTCATATGCTGATCTTCAAGTAGCAGATCAAGTTGGCAGTCATCATGATCGTGCAAACACATTTATAGATACTGAAGTTTCTTATGGTCAATATAAAGGATATAGTTATAGTTTTTCTTTACAAGATACAAGTCATAATACAACTTCTCAAATTACTTATAAATTAGTGTGGAAAGCAGGTAATGGAACAGGATATATCAATAGAAAGCATATAGATCAGGCTAGTTATAGTTCCGCAGGTACGTCTTCAGTAATGTTAATGGAGGTGGCAGCATGAGTTTAGATCACGAAGCTATTTATAAAGCATACGCTGGTACAGTTGCCAGAATTGATGATACTGCTGGTGCTTTTGATAAAGATGGTAAGTCTGTAACTCTTGAGCAAAGCAAGATAGATGCTGCAAGAACTACATTAAATGTTGAATATGCAGCTTTAGAGTATTCAAGAAATAGAGCAGCAGAATATCCAAGTATTGAAGATCAGTTGGATGACATCTATCATAATGGTGTAGCTGGTTGGAAAACTACAATTAAAAGAGTCAAAGACAAGTACCCCAAACCTAGTTAACAATGACAGGAAAGATTAAACTAAACGCAGCATCAGGTGGTGGCTCAGTAAGTTTACAAGCACCTTCATCATCAAGTAATGACAGAATTATTACATTGCCAGATATTGCAGATGGAACTTTATTAACAAATCAAAGCACTGAGGTAGGTAAACATCTTCAAACTGTTCAGACAATTAAAAATGATAGTTTTAGTACAACCTCTACTTCATATGTAGACATTACTGGATTTTCAGTCTCAATAACTCCAAGTCAAGCCTCTAGTAAAATTTTATTACTAAACTGTTGTGGTATTTCTACTACTGGTCAGTCCTCTGTCATTTATATGAATTTATTAAGAGGATCAACTGCTATTGCACAACCTTCTCAATCAACTGGATTTAGTTCAACTGCAACTATTTATCCCGAATCAATAAGTAATATGGAAAGTTGGAGTTTTCATTTTTTAGATACACCTACTTACACTCTTGGAGATACTATAACTTATAAATGGCAGATGAAAGGATATACAGCGACACAATATATAAATAATCGAAATGGAGATGATATAGTTCGAGTTGCTACTATGATAGCAATAGAGGTAGGAGCATAATGGCTAATTTAGATCACGTTGCTATAAGAAGAGCCTATCCAAATGCGGTAACTATTGATGATAGTTTTGGTGCGTTTGATAAAGACAATAAACTAATTAGTATTGAACAATCAAAAATAGACGAGGCAAGAACAACTTTAAATGCTGAAGCTGCTGCTGTTAAGTACAAAACCGATAGAACAACTGATGGTAAAGAAACTTATCCTTCCATTGGAGATCAATTAGATGCTCTTTGGCATTGTATTGATGCTGATGCTGATTTAAAAGTTAAATTTGCAGGTTGGTACGATTACCTTAAAGTGGTTAAAGATTCTAACCCAAAACCTTCCTAGGAGATAAATTATGAGTAGTAGAGTTATTGTTAACAGTATTAGACACACAGGAGCAAGTGTTGATGGAATTACCTTAGATAATGCTGGTAATTTTTCTACAGGCGGTACAATTACAGATAGCAAAGGCGATATAAGAAAAATAATTATAAGCAGTAAAAGTAGTGCATATACTTTAGTAGCTGCTGATGCAGGGAAAGCTATATATATTTCAACTGGTGGTGTTACTGTTCCAAATGCAGTTTTTTCTGCTGGTGACGCAATAACAATTATCAATAATAGTGGATCGAGTCAAACTATAACACAAGGCACTAATGTGACCATGTACAATACTGCGGATGCTGCTACAGGTAATAGAGCTTTAGCTGGTAGAGGAATAGCAACTATGTATTTTGTTGATTCTTCTACTGCGTACATCTCAGGATCAGGGTTAAGCTAATGGCTACTCAACAAATATTGTTGGGTCTTGGTGGTGTTTCTGCTGTAGAGGTAAATGCAAGTAGCACTACTAATGTTGTTTTAGCAACTGTTTTTGGATCAGATTGGGCTGCTACTAAAGATAAGATATACAATGTTCCATCTGGTGTAACTATAGGAGCAACTGCTGGAAATGCAGCTATATTAGTTTCATCTGGTATGGGCGGAACATTAGTAATTAATGTTGCTGGAGCGGTTCAAGGACATCATGGAACTGGTGGAAGTGGTGGTTCTGGAAGTGTTCAATACACAGCTGCCTCTGGTAGTGCTGGTGGAGCAGGCGGTCATGCAATAAGTGTTGCTTCATCTGGAGCAACTATAAACAACACTGGCAGTATTTCTGGTGGTGGCGGTGGTGGCGGTGGTGGCGGCCAAGGAGGTCGTAGGCAGGCAGGATTTTTTCTTTTTGCTGGAGGTGCTGGAGGTGCTGGAGGATTAGGTCAAGGATATAATCAATCCAATACTAATGGGGCTGCTGGATCACCAAATGGTCAAGGGTATTATAATGTTGGGGCTGGTGGAGCTGGTGGTAACGGCGGAACTTTTGGTAATGCTGGAGGTAACGGAAGTAATGGCATAAGCCAAAGTGGAAATTATGGAAGTGGTGGAAGTGGAGGTGCTGCTGGTAAAGCTATTAATAATGGAGGAGCATCATGGACAAACGGCACTACAAGCGGAACATATCACGGTTCTTATACCTAAATAATGGATATACCAGAAATTAATCTGCCTGATACAGATTATATTCTCGTACCACCTAAAACAATTTTTTATCCACCTGTGGCAGAGATTCCATATCTAGATCCAGTTCTTCTTCCAAGTCTGGAACAGGTAGAGTCGGGTTTGGGAGGTCAGGAAGCTTCTGTCGAAGAAGAAAAAGAATCTGCAACGGAGGAAGGGTTGCAAGTAACACCAGAATCAATACCGAAAAACCTGCCAGAAACCAAAGAAACTTTATCAAGTGAAGAAGCTATAGCTACCTTTACTATACCTTTTTATGGTGAAATGCCTATACCTGCACCAGAAGTTATTGCTTCTAGTGTAATAGCAGCAGGTACAGCGTCAGTTGCTAGTGTGGTTGGTGGTATAGCTATGCAATCAGTATTAGCTTTTATCAAGAAAACATTTAAGAAAATCTTTACTAAAGTTCTTAAAAAAGAAGTCGCAAGTGTAAAAGAAAAGATGGATAATAACAAAGGTAGCTAGAGTTCACATACCTGTACTATGTGGTGTCTAAACTAGCTACTTAAATTTTTCAGAGTTAGCTTTTACATAACTTCGTATATTGATTACATCATTGCAGATGTATGCGAACTTAGAAGCAGGGTTTATCATGTAGCCTGATGCGTGAAGCTGTCCGCACTTCAAAATACGAACTAGCTGCTTATCATGGACTTGCTTGTCTAGTTCTTCTTTGGCTAGGTCTAGCTTTACTTTTGCTAATTCAGAACACGTATCATTATTAGTTCCTAGCGGTATCATAAAACTCATCTGAAAACCCCAACCTTGGTTAACGCTATATGTAGCACCTTCTGGATTAGGGTTTCTTGCATCATTACCTGTATAGAAAGGTGTAAATGCCATAGTTGGTTGGCTACATACTAAATTTCCAAACTGTAACTTACCTGTCATTCCATTATTAACATTCATATTCTGATTGATAATACTAGAATTACCAATCGCATTTGGTTGTGCCTGTACGTTTGTATCGCCTTCGGCTCTTGCTTTATTACTGACTAAAGACAGACAAAGAAGTGATAACGCTAGTAGTCGTAATCGTATCATTCTGTGTAATTTCTTCTATTTTGGTTCCTGATGCTCTAGTAGTCACACTTAATGACCAATCATCAGTAGCAGTATTAGGAGTGAAAATTGCATCTGTGGCTGTTATTCCTCCGCTAGAAGCACTTGTAACAGCAATATTTGAAGCTTCCCAAGTTTCCAGAGCAGACCCATATTTCTGAGTAACTATTGATCTGGTTATTGTCTGAGTAGTATTCTCTGTGCGGTTGCTAGAGCCAGTACTCCAAGTTGGTACTCCGTTTGCGTAACAAGGTGCAACTAAAAACAAACTTAGTAGTAATAGTTTTTTCATTTTTTCGTATTGTCGGGATCTACTATTAACTTTATAGGTGTATCTATTCTAACTAACTGTGTACTACCTAACAATTCTTGTAACTCAGCTTTTGTACTTTTAGCTCCTTTTGCTCCGTTTTCCTTGCCTTTTTGAGTTATTGAAGCACCAAAACTACTTGCAAGACCTACAAAAACTGAAGCTATAAATGTGGGATCAATTTTTTGTTGTGGTATTCCTAATTTAGACAAATCCAAGTATGAAAGGCTTAACATTGCTGTAGCCCACCCCAACAAAATAAGTCGAACTAAAAGTGATACAAATTCAAATTGTTCTTCTCGATCAGGCACAGCCTCTTGTAATTTAAACCATACGCTTTTCTTTTCTTGTTTAGGTTGTTCTGCCATAGAAGTGCAAACTCTTGTCTAATACTAGCAAGTTAGCTATGTTTGAAAAGTAACACAAGATTATTATGCTAAAAATCTTAAAACCAATACTACTAAAGTTCTTTACTACAACTGCTGTAAAGAGATTAGTAGTCGATTTGCTTAGAGCAATTTGTAAACAAACCACCAACACGCTTGATGATCGTGCTGTTGATATGTTGGAGCAACAACTATTCCCAAAATTGAACTGATATGAACCACAAAGAATTTTTTAAAATCCTTGTTGGCAATCCACCACCAGAAATCGAGTTCGAAATTGAAGTTAAGCAACGTGAAACAGAACAAATGCCTGATGAAGCTGTAAGGGCATATTGTTTAGACCTTGTTAAATACACAAGACTACAAGATTTGCTTTTATCTTCAGCAATAATGCGTATATCAGAGATAGAAACTAAACTATATCGCTATGAAAAAGGTATGGAACTATATAAAAAGGTTAGAAAGCTAGGTTTTGTAGGTAAAATTAAGTACCTTCTGTTTGGCAAAACAGATAAAAAGTGATTATATTAATTAAAAACAAGACTAATCATGGATAAGAATTTTAAAATCCTAGAAAAGTTACATTTACTTCTTGCGAAAGAACTAACAGATAAGATTACAAGTGGAGAAGCAAAGGCAGGGGATCTAAACGTAGCTAGACAGTTTTTAAAAGATAATGGTGTTGAGTGCTTACCTGTAGAAAAGAACCCAATGCAAGAGCTTATGGAGAACTTACCAGACCTAGATGCTGTACCTTTAGCTGATTTATAATTGCAACCTTTACCAAAAAAACTACAAGACTTTAGATATTTCTTAATCGTTACTTGGAGACATCTAAACCTACCAGACCCTACACCTGTTCAGTTAGATATAGCTGAATATCTACAATATGGTGCAAGACGTAAAATCATACAGGGATTTCGTGGGGTAGGTAAAAGTTGGATTACTTCTACTTACGTTGTGTGGCGACTTCGTATGAACCCACAACTAAAGTTCTTGGTCGTATCTGCCAGTAAAGACAGAGCCGATAACTTTACTACATTTACCATGCGTCTTATTAATGAGATGCCAATACTTGCTGATTTGATACCTAGAGATGACCAGAGAAACAGTAAGGTAAGTTTTGATGTAAAACCTGCACAAGCCGATCATGCTCCCTCATGCTCTTCTAGGGGTGTCTTAGGGCAGATGTCAGGAGCTAGAGCAGATGAAGTAATTGCTGATGACGTAGAAGTTCCTAACAACTCCTATACACAGCCCATGAGAGACAAACTTAGTGAAGCTGTAAAAGAATTTGAAGCAATCTTAAAACCAAATGGAAAAATTACCTTTCTTGGTACACCACAAGTAGAAAACTCTGTGTACCTAACACTAGAAGAAAGAGGATATGAAACAAGAATATGGACTGCACGTTACCCAGAACTAAAAAACAACTATGGAGATAGACTTGCTCCTATTATCAACAGAAAGCTTACAGAAGGGCTTGTAAAGCCTAATGATCCTGTAGACCCTATAAGGTTCTCAGCACAGGATTTGATGGAACGTGAAGCTTCCTATGGTCGTTCTGGCTTCAATTTACAGTTTCAACTGGATACAACCCTATCTGACCAAGATAGATACCCATTAAAGATAAACGACCTAGTAATTGCTTCTGTAAATAAAGAATTTGCACCAGAAAAAATAATCTGGTCTAATAATCCCGAATATGTAATTCAAGATCTGCAATGTGTAGGGTTCAATGGTGATAGATTCTACCGACCAGCCCAAGAATTTGGTGACTTCATAGAATATACAGGGTCAGTTATGTTCGTTGACCCATCAGGAAAGGGTAAGGATCAGACCGCTATAAGCTGCGTTAAGATGCTTAATGGTAATTTATACGTCACAGAGTGTTTAGGACTCTCTGGGGGCTACTCAGATGCCGTTCTGGAGAAGATTAGTAAGATTGCTAGAGATAATAAAATAAATCAAATACTCGTTGAACAAAACTTCGGTGGTGGTATGTTCGCTGAACTCCTCAAACCCTTCCTAATGAGGTTCCACCCATGCTTAGTTGAAGACGTTAGAAACAATAAGACCAAAGAACTACGCATAATCGACACTCTAGAACCTGTAATGAACTCTCACCGCCTGATAATAGACCGCAAAGTGATAGAAAAAGACTTCCGTTCTAACCCTCAAGAAACACCAGAAAGAAGACTTAAGCTTCAACTCGTCTATCAACTATCACGAATATCCAGACACAGAGGTTCTCTCGTGCATGATGACCTTGTTGACTCCCTTGCAGGTGCAGTTGCTTACTGGACAGACTACATGGCTCAAAATGAAGACCTTAATATCGCTAAACGTAAAAATGAATTATTCTCTATTCACACTGATAACTGGAACTCTATGCTCAATAACACCATATCTCAAACTGCTATGGGCATGACCCCTCAACAAATAAGAAATAGCAACGTATCAGACCAAGGTTTTATTAAGGATTTCTATTAGGGACCACTATAGGAGAAAGAGTTACCTCTACTCACTAAGATTACACTAAGAATATACTTAGGATTACACTAGGGGGGAGGACCCTTAGACTGCTGCTGCAAGATTACCCCCAAAAAAATTTAGAAAGATTTATTTACTTTTCAACAGATGAAGTATTTGGCCCAGCACCAAAAGGTGTAAACTATAAAGAAAGAGATAGATACAATTCAACTAATCCTTACTCTGCTACGAAAGCAGGTGGTGAAGAACTTTGTGTTGCTTTTGAAAATACTTATGATATGCCAATCTATATTACTCACACAATGAATGTTTTTGGAGAGAGACAACATCCAGAAAAATTTATACCAATGACAATCAAAAATGCTA